TCGAGCATGGTCAATTTCGCTCGATGCAAGTGCCTTGGTGCAAATGTATTGAGAGGGCCTGACCAAATTCCATGGGATGGAAAGTTGCAGTATGATTATCAGTTATGGATTGATAGTGATATTATTTTTGACACTTCGAAGTTTTGGCAATTATGTGATATGGCTTTAGGGGAAGACGGAACGGAGCGTCCTATAGCCTCTGGGTGGTACTCAACGGAGGATGGCCGGACTACTTCGGTTGCACATTGGTTAGAGGAGGATGACTTTAGGACTAATGGTGGTGTAATGAACCATGAGATGGTTGATGGTATTAGTAAGAGAAAGAAGCCATTTACTGTTGATTATACGGGTTTTGGATGGGTCATGATTCAGAAGGGTGTATTTGAGAATGAAGGTATGAAGTATCCATGGTTTGCTCCAAAGATGCAAGTATTTGAGAGTGGTGCCGTGCAGGATATGTGTGGAGAGGATGTTTCGTTCTGTCTTGATGCTATTGAAGCAGGATATGAGATTTGGTGTGATCCACGTATTCGTGTAGGACATGAGAAGATGCGTGTTATCTAAGGGTCAATTAGTTCTGTATGATGGGTTTTCTCAGTATCCAGAACTAGTTCCTGGTAACATTTATTGTATAGATGATATTAATGATGTTGAAATAAAATTATATAATAATAACGCCTGGTATGATAAGATATTATTTTCTTCTTATCATTCAGGTGATTGTTTTCAGCATTATGATAAGTCAGAAGGTAATTGGACTATAGATGGTTTAGAGAATCAATGGATACGATTACGTCGATTAAATTGGATGAGGGAAGGAAGATTAAAGGATATTAATATTAATGATATTCAGTATTATGGATATTATAATGATATTGACATGTATTGTGAATGTTGTAATGGTGAGAGGGTAGAATATTCAGATATTACCTATCCTGGTATTGCATTAGATGGTACAACTACTTTTACAGGAAAACGATATCGTTCAATGGATGGTAGTCATCGTATCAAAAAGATGTTATACTATGGATATAAGACCATACCGGTCTATGTGTTTCATATTGATGAGATACGTAATTACTTTGAACCTATGGAGGAATGAATGGCTAAAGTTAAAAAATCATTGACAGGTGATAATCTAATTGAATCAACACCTAAGAAAACACGTCAAGGCAATGGATCTCATACTAAGTATGCAGCTACTAGTCGTAATAACAAACCAAAGCGTTATCGTGGTCAAGGACGATAAATGATTAATCAAAGGTCTCTAATAGGGACCTTTTTTAATGGAATGATATATAAAGGAAAGGTAGTTATCATGGAACAAAACTTTTTAAGAGAAATCAATAACGATCAGAAAACACCTAAGAATCGTAAGAAGGTACGTGAGGATGGGTTCTATGAAGCAAGTGAAGTAGATTATAAAGACTTTTGGGAAAATGAAGATACGAGTGAAATGTTAACAGAATAAATCTCAGGTTATCCCTATAAATAACTGAGAATTGTTGTATATTATTAAGTGCCTGTACAAAGGGTTAGTAAAGGATTTTTAGACGTTAGTGCGTCATTTAAGGTCAATCCTATCAATTCTGATGTGATTGTAACCAGAAATGAGAATGCGATTGCACGTGCAATTCGTAATCTTGTATTTACTTTACCTGGTGAAAAACCTTTCCAACCACTTGTTGGAAGTAATGTATCAAATTTATTGTTTGAAAATCTAGATCGTATCACTGCATCATCTATTCAATCAGAGATAGAAGATACCTTGAATAATTTCGAACCTAGAATTAGTCTTACTACAGTTGAGGTTGTTCCTAACTTTGATAGTAATGAGTTTAATTGTACTATTACATACGATATTATAGGTATTGATGTATTACCACAACAATTATCATTTGCATTACAGCCCACTAGGTAAATGCCGTTAGTTAATTTTAGTAACTTAGATTTTTATGGGATACGAGAATCCATCAAGGATTATCTTCGTGCCAACTCAAACTTTACTGACTATGATTTTGAGGGATCTAATCTAAGTACAATCGTTGATGCTCTAGCATATAATACGTATATAACCTCATATAACGCCAACATGGTGACTAATGAGGTATTCATAGACAGTGCGACATTAAGGGAGAATGTAGTCTCTCTAGCACGTAATATAGGATATGTACCAAGATCACGTAAAGCATCAACTAGTAATATTAGTTTTACTGTAGATGTAAGTAATACTACCGCCGTTACAGTCACTCTTAAGGCTGGAGCAGTAGTTACTTCTAGATCTACCGGTGTAAATAAGACGCAAAATTTCATATTTTCGATCCCAAATGACATTACAGTCCCTGTTGATTCATTTGGACGTGCAAATTTCAATGAAATAAAGGTATATGAAGGAACTTACATCACGCAAACATTTACTGTAGATACAGAAAACCCAAATCAGAAGTTTATATTGCCAAATTCTGGTATTGATACGGATTTATTGTCTGTTATTGTCAAAAATACCAAAGAATCGACAGTTGAGAGAAAATTTGACCTCTTCGATAGCCTTTTTAAGGTTACAGCTTCGACTAGATCTTACTTTATTCAGGAAATAGGGCAAGAAAGGTACGAACTTTTGTTTGGAGACGGCGTTTTTGGCGTAAAATTAGAAAATAAGAACTATATAGAGGCCAGTTACATCACTACATCTGGTGCTGTTGCCAATAATATCACTAATTTTACCTTTATTGGTAACATGGTTGGTAATAATGGTAATGCCATTAGTCAGGGGGTGTCTATTGTAACCGCTGAGATGAAATCTAAAGGTGGTAAACCCATCGAAAGTGTCGAATCAGTCAAGAAATACGCTCCACAGATCTACGCTTCTCAGAATAGGGCAGTTACAGCAGCCGATTATGAGGGTCTAATTCCTCAAATTTACCCAGAAGCCGAATCAGTATCGGCATTTGGTGGTGAAGACCTTACTCCGCCACAATTTGGTAAGGTGTTTATCAGTATTAAGCCTTATAATGGTGTGTATTTGTCTAGTGCCATTAAACGAAACCTTCAATTTCAGATTAAAAACTACTCTGTTGCCGGTATTAGGCCTGAAATTATCGATCTAAAGTATCTTTATGTTGAAGCCAATTGTGATGTTTACTACAACACTAACTTAGCACCCTCCCCATCTTACGTTAATAACATTGTTACACAGAATATTGCTAGTTATTCAGACTCTTCTGCATTAAATCAGTTTGGTGCTAGGTTCAAATATTCTCAGTTCCAACAAATTATTGATCAAAGTAACGAGTCAATCACCTCTAATATTACCAACATTGATATGAGGAGGGATATGGTTGCCAAACTCAACCAATTTGCTGAGTATGAACTATGTTATGGTAACCGTTTTTATGTTAAAAACCACGGACACTCTGCAGTATTCAGTGGTAATTTGGTAGGTTACAATATTAGATCAAGTGGATTCACCGTAAGTGGTATTAGTGGAACAGTGTATTTGGGTGATAAGCCTAATATGGACCTTGAAAAAGGTAAATTGTTCTTATTTAAACTCAATTCTCCTTCTGAACCAATTATTGTAAAACAAAATATAGGTACAATTAACTATATTACAGGTGAAATTCGTTTAAATCCAATAAATATCATTTCAACCACAATTAATAGAGATTCACCCTTAGTAGAAATCTCTGCTCAACCATATTCAAATGACGTGATTGGTCTCCAAGATCTCTATCTACAATTGGATGTAAATAATACAACAGTTAACGTTATCGTAGATAACATTGCCTCGGGTAATGATATCTCAGGAACTAATTACATAGTCTCTTCAAGTTACGGTTCCAACCGTTTAGTAAGGGGTATACCTATTACAACTGTTGATGCCGGAGTTATTTCTGAAACTTCGTCAATAGCAAGTTCGGTAAGACAATCAACGCCCTTAGGCAGAGCGATTGTATCAACTACAAACTCAGCCAGATCATCCTACTAATATAAAATGACCGTAGATAGAGTAAAGTTTCAGGAAATTGTTTCTAGTCAACTTCCTCAGTACGTTAGAGAAGATTTTCCTCTCCTAACGGAGTTTTTGGAGCAATATTACATATCTCAAGAATATGAAAGTGGACCTATTGATCTTGTCAATAATATTGATCAATATGTTAAAGTAGAAAATTTAACCAATCTTACAACTGATACTACGTTAGCCGAGGATGTAGATTATAGTCAGGATGAAATTACAGTTGATTCCACATTAGGGTTTTCTGAAACTAATGGAATCATAAAAATTGATAATGAGATCATATTTTATGCCACAAAAACTGATACAGTTTTTGAAAGATGTTCTAGAGGATTTAGTGGTATTACCACATATATCACTACAGGTGCTCCAGATGAATGCACATTTGATATAACAGAGGCCAATTCCCATCCCAAGGGATCAAAAGTAAATAATTTAAATATTTTATTTCTACAACAGTTTTTAAATAAACTAAAATATCAGTTTACACCAGGATTTACTGAGAGAAACTTTTTTTCTGGATTAGACCAACAGAACTTTATCTATAACGCAGATAGTTTTTACTCATCAAAGGGTACAGATCAATCTTATGAGATCTTGTTTAGGGCGTTATATGGTGAAGATGTTGAACTTATCCGACCATCACAGTTTCTTCTTACACCCTCGAATGCTGATTATAAAGTAACTCAAGATTTTGTTGTTGAGAAATTGCAGGGTGATCCTCTTGAGTTACAGAACCTCACCATATATCAACGTGAGACTAACGCTAGAGGGTCTGTAACCAACGTTCAACTGATTCCTTATGATAGATATCAATTCTATCAGATTAGTATTGACACGGGATATGATAGGGACTCAGATGTAAAGGGTTCTATTTACGGTGAGTTTAAACCTAACCCACTTACAAAGATTTTGGAAAATGTTGCAATTGGTGCAACTATTATTAATGTGGACTCTACCATTGATTTTCCCGAATTTGGTAAAATTGCTGTAGTTAATCAGAATGACGAAGAAGTAAGTATTGCTTATAGTGGTAAGACATCAAATCAATTCTTCAATGTAGTAGGAGTTGATGTCCCTCTTCTTAATAGAATGGATGCCAAGTTGGACAACTATTCTTATGCATATGTTGGAATTGGTACAAGAACAGAGATAAAGGTCAGATTTACTAATACTCTGAAGGATTTTGTTAAAAATGGTCCTACTGCATACTTTAGACCGAATGATACTGTTCAAATAAAGTCATTAGGATATGAAGCACCTGGTAAAAAGAACAATAATTATATACTGAATGTAAAATCAAAATTTAAAATTGCAAAAACTGAAGTAGTCGATGCAAATTCATATGTTTATAAATTTAATGTTTATGATGGTACATTCTTTAAAGAAGGGTATTTTGTAAAATATGAGAATGCTGATGCTACGGTATCAATTTTAGGTCAGATTACTAGAACGATTGATCCTTCTACCGTTAATGTAACCTTCAATACTCCTATTCCACTAATAGGTGAATTTTATATTGAGAACCAACTATTAAAGGGTAATTCATCTAGACAACCATACATTAGTAATTTTGTTGCAAACGTTCAAAACACGTATGCTAAATTTAATGGCGATACGATGATCGCCTCTAATTCTATTCCAAGATATTATGATTTAGAGACTAATCCATATGACAAGAAGATTACGTTCTCGGTCGCACTTTTAAGTACACAAGATTTACCACTTCCAACCAATCCAACTACTTTACCGGATCATGGTTTCTATACTGGTGATGCTGTATGGTTCCAGTCAGAAGGTAATGGCTTTGATGGTATTGCATCTGGTGCTTATTTTGTATATCGTGTTGATGAGAGTAATATTAAACTTGCTAGAAGTAAAGCTGACCTATCAAGAAAAACATATTTCACATTTAACGGTTCGGTAGTCAACGCATCTATTAGCTATCTTCCATTTTATGGTAAAAATATCGAACCTCAAGGTTTGTATAGAAAAATTCTTGAGCCCGTTAACAGAAAAGAGACAATTTTAACAGAAGCCGGTTATACCGGTATGTTTATTAATGGATTAGAACTTCTTAATTATAAGTCTTCTAATAGTGTATATTTTGGTGATATTAAAGACTTTACCATGACAAATGGAGGTCAGGGTTATGATGTTATTAATCCACCAATTCTATACATCACCGATGAAGTGGGTGTAGGAGCCACTGGTGCTTGTAATGTTTTAGGTCAATTAGAAAGACTTGAAGTTACAGATACTGGTATGGGGTATGCTGAACCTCCTACTATTACAATTACTGGTGGTAATGGTTTTGGTGCTGCAGCAGAACCAAGGATGCTTTCTGTTAAATTAGAAAATTCCTTTGTTGCCAATTTTCCTTCTGATGTTGGATTACTTACCAATGAAATTCGTTTTAATAAAGATCACCGATTCCAAGATGGAGAAAGTGTTATCTATGAAACTAGAAATACTAAAGGTATTGGTGGCTTAACTACCGAGAGTGAATACTTCGTATTTGTTACTGGACAAACGTCCATGACATTACATGAGACACAGGCTGACGGATTTGCTGGTATCAATACAGTCAATTTGACATCGTTTGGTAATGGTGTACAATATTTTTCCGCAACTGAACTTAAGCAGGTTGTATCGAGTGTTGTTGTCACTAATCCTGGTTTTGGTTACGAGAATAAGCAAAGGGATGTTCCTCCTATAGGGGTGAATACAGTATCAAATTATGTTCAAATACCTAACCACGGTTTTCAATCAAAAGAAGAAGTAGTCTATTCTTTCACACCTGAAGGACCTAAAGAAGCAATTAAGGCATTACGTAAGGGTCAATCATATTTTATCAAAAAAATTAATAATGACGAGTTTGGTTTAACGGAAATTGGGACCAAATCAGTACCCAGAAATTATTATTATGATAATGATATTCTAATTGACTTTACAAATCCTGGTAGAGGTTCCTTCAACTATCCTCCAATTCAAGTTGATGTTCAGGGTGCTGCAGCATCATTCGATAAAACTTTTGTTGAAGAGTTCCAGGAACTCTTTATTATTGAATCTCCGATTGAAGAAAACATTCTTACTCCTGTCGCAACTCTGGCTTGGACTGGTCCTGATGGCGGTGAAGCAGAGATTACAAATAATGGTTCGATGACGGAAGAATATTATGTAGAAATAAACGCCATGTCGAATTGGTTGATTAGTGATGACCCATTCATCGGTAATATCCTTCTGTATGAGGCTAAACTACAACCAATTTTTAGAGGTTCTATTGCAACTATCAATCTTAACAGTGGTGGTATAGGATATGGGTCTTCTACTATTATTGACTTTAATAGACAGCCCGAAGTTGTGTTCTTCTCGGGAGACAAAGCAGATCTGACACCGGTTATTAATAACGGTCAAATTGCCGAAGTTATTATCAATAATCCTGGATTTGGATATAACTCTCCACCTAATCTTGAGATTGTAAGTGAGACCGGAAAATTTGCTGTACTTATTCCTATCGTAGAAAATGGTCAAATTAAAGAGGTAATTGTAAGAAAGGGTGGTACTGGATATGAAGTTGGTAAGACTTCAATAGTAGTATTTTCAGCTGGTCAAGGTGCAAGAACTCAAGCTAATATCAAAGCTTGGAATATCAATTTATTTGAGAAGAACTTTGATAATATAGGAGATAGTGATACAGTAGTAGAAGAAAATATTAACAACAAATCACTACAGTATTCTGCTTTATATGCTCCTAGACCACTAAGAGAAGAAGTTTTTACTCTTAGTGGATTTAACAAAGATAATATTAATTTTGGTATTCCTGATCTTACCCTCAGTACTGGAGGTGAGGAAGAACAAAATACATTCCACTCACCTATCGTAGGTTGGGCTTACGACGGTAATCCAATCTACGGACCATATGGATTTGCCAATATTGATGGGTCTGGTGGTATTGCCAGAATGACGAGTGGATATAAACTTAAGACCACGGGAATTAATAGACCTTCTTATGATGCATTTGAAAATGGGTTCTTTGTTGATGATTTTATATTTGCAGCAGATGGAGATTTAGATGCTTCAAATGGAAGATTTTGTGTTACACCAGACTTTCCCCATGGTGTATATGCATATTTCTGTACGATAGCGGCTAATGTTGATTCCCAAGGCCCATTTAATAAGTATAGAAGACCAGTCTTCCCCTATGTAATTGGAGACCAATATCATTCTTTACCAGAGGAGTTTAATTACAAATCCGACTCCAATCAAGTAGCATACAACATAACCGCAGATAGTTGGTTTAGAAATACAAGTTTCTACTTTACCAATGGTGGTAATAGTCAATATGATTACATATACAACTCAGATTTGATTAGAAATCAATCTGTTGATATTACAGCCACTTCAATTGGTTCTGTTGATGGGTTACAAATTATTTCTGCTGGTGAAGATTATGCAATCAATGATAGAGTTGTATTTGACTCTACTGATACCGGTGGTAGAAATATTAACTATAAGGTTTCAGAAATCCAAGGAAAGAAAGTAGACACTGTTAGTCTTGCATCCACATTTGCTTCTAATGTGGAATTTAGTGGTGGTACAAATGTAAACTCCTTTATAGGAATAACATCTATCCCTCATAATTTCTTAGCAGGAGATATTATCAATATTGACGCCCTGTCAGATTATTATAAGAACTTTGATGGAGCATATTACATAGGTGTTTCAAGTGAGAGATGGTATCTAACTGTAGGTGTAGCAACAGACACACAAACGGGAATACAAACTTACATTTATGTCACGGGTTCTTTAGATCCTAAATTTATTAGACCTAATGATATTTTGAAGTGTGAACGTGAAGAGATGAAAGTTCTCAACATCGATCCTCCTTCAGGTAGAATTAGAGTATTGAGAGGAGTCAATAATACATTGGCTGTAAGGCATGTAGCTGGGTCACTCCTTCGTGATGATCCCAGAAAGATTAGTTTTACAAACGTTGCTATCACAACTCAAAGATCTTTAGTTCAAAATAGACAGTATTATTTCCAACCTAACGAATCTGTTGGTATTGGAACTTCTACTACAAGTGGTATTACAACACTTACCTTCTCTAATCCTGGTGTTGGCGCCACACAATTTAGAATTGATCCACAACAGATCTTAATTCCTGACCATAAACTTCTACTCAATACACCTATGACTTACTATCCCAATACGGGAATAAGTCTTGAGGTATGGAGTGGTGTTAATAATACGCCTGAGTACCTTCTTGAAGAAACAAGATTTGTTTATGCTGTACCATTCTCAAAGGATGTGATTGGTATTGCTACACAACCAGTTGGTGTTAATTCAGTGGGTGAGTATGTTGGTGTGAATAGTGAAGCTGGTGGTTTACTTTACTTTAAAAATAATATTGGACTGGGAAGTTATCATAGTTTTAATACTAATATTAAAGAAGTTCTGAGTGGTAGAGTTTCTGAAAATATTGTCACTGTTGCCACGGCAAAAACCCATGGTATGGAGAGAGGTGATATTGTTACTGTTGATGTAAATCCAATTTCTACAACATGTATTTCTGTCCAGTATAATGACTATAATAGAAGAATTGTCTTTGATCCCGATATTATTCCTGCAGCCGGAATTAATACTACCAAAAATACTTTTACCGTTCCAATCAATAAGTATGTTACCGGTGATAAAATCATCTATTCTGCAGATGTTGCATCTGAAGGTCTATATGATGAGATGATGTACTATGTCTATAGTTATGATAGAACTAGTATTAAATTGGTTTTAAATGAAGTTGAGCTTACAAGTGAAAATCCTCAGTTTATCAATGTTGGATCGGCTCAAACAGCCACAATTGCAAGAATCAATCCAACTGTCCATATTCAAAAAAATCAAAAACTGAAATTTGACCTATCAGATAAATCCCTAGCATTTACTGAGAAGGGAGTTGAATATTCAGCCTTTGATATGAACATTTATAGTGATTTTCAAAAAGTTAATCAGTTCTGGACAACTAAAACTAGTAACAAGTTTGAAGTTACTAAACTTGGGGTTGTAGGTGTTACTTCGGACGCTGCACTTTGTATTGATATTACCAATAATATTCCATCTAGTCTATATTATGGGTTTGTTCCTGATAATTTTGATATTATTCCTCCAGTAAAACTGAGAATTTTTGAAGATACTACAGTATATGATTATAATACTCTGAATATCTTTAATAATAAGTTTGATGGTACATTTAGTATAACTGGAGTTACGTCAGAGACCTTTAATTATACTATTCCGTTTAGTGATGATGATATTACTTCTTATGACAACACAACTGCAACAATTTCTTATGATACTGTTTCCGCAAATACTGTTGGACCTATTAATAGAGTAACCTCGATTGATAATGGAACCGGTTATAGGACACTTCCTGGATATGTTAAGGTTAATAGTGAGAAAGGTACCGGTGCTTTATTGAAACCAACCAGTACCTCAATTGGTAGTATTTTACAAACAAAACTTAATAATATTGGTTTTGGATATCCTTCAGATACTACATTAAATGCTGTAGGCAATCTTCCTCAGGTATTGGAAGTTGAACCTCTTGGTAGTTTTGAATCTGTCGGTATTTCTTCTGCTGGTGTTAATTATAGTCAGGCTCCTGACTTAATAGTTCTGGATGGTGTTACTCATAAACAAATTCTCGATGTAAAACTCATCTACGAGTTAGGTGATACTGAGGTATTCATTCTTGCTAACACTAATTCTCTTAATGATGTTCAGCCTGAAATTATTCCAACCAATAATACTAACGGATTTAGTATTAGTTCTGTTGCTTATAATGAAGTTTCTAAGATTGTTCGTCTTGAGTTCTCTAACCAGTTTAGTGATCCTGAGGATTGGCCCTTTAAGGTTGGGGAACGGGTTATTGTTGAAAATGTAGCCATTGGTTTTGGTACAACTGGTAGAGGTTACAACTCTCAGAACTATGGATATACCTTGTTTGAAGTATCTGCTCTAGACAGTCAGTTAGGTGGATCTGGTGCTTATATTGAATATAGTCTTGAAGATTATCTTGCTCCTGGTGAAGTACCAGGAACGGTTACTTCTCAAGTAGTTGGTTCTGTAACACCTAAAACATATTTCCCAGTATTTGACTCTGTAATTGTTACTCGTCCATTCTTTACAGGAGAAAAAGTAGTTAATGGTCCTCGTACAGGTGTTGTTGAGAGATTTGATGATGTAAGTGGGTATCTATTCATTACATCAGAAGATGACTTTGAAGTTGGGACTGTTATTAGATCAGAAACATCTGGTAATCAGGGTATTGTGGACTCAGCAATTGATTATGACTCTACGATTACCTTAGGTGTAGGTGCGACATTCATTTATGGTTGGCAATCCAACTCTGGTATGTTGAATGACAATCTTCAAGTCATCCCCAATAATGAATATTATCAAAACTTCTCATATTCACTAAAATCTAGAGTACCACTAGGTGTATGGGATGACCCAGTAAGTGCACTTAATCATACTGCAGGATTTGAGAAATTTGGTGATTTGGTAATTGATAATAATGCTCCTGCTATCGTGAAAGCCATTGAGACCGATATTTCTACAGTTGTAGATATTGTTGGCGAAAAGTCAATGTACTGTTATCCAGATTTTGATGGTGCAACAGAAAGGACTGTCAATATTTCCGGTAATAAGATCGTTTCGAATAAAATTATCTTTGAGAATAAGGTACTTATTGATTACTTCGAATCAAGAGGTAACAGAGTACTGGGAATTGATGATTTTAGCAATCAGTTTGACAGTAATCCTAGAGAGACTGAGTATTCCATTGTTGACATTTTTGATGACAAGTATAAGTGGAACAAAATTCTGACTCTTGCTACAGATACTGAAGTTCGTAACAGAAAGCAGTTTAGTATTGTTAATTTGGTTCAAGATGGTACTGATGGTTATGCTAGTGAATATGCCACAATTGATAATGGTATGCCACTGGGTTCTTATGGTTACATCGCTATTGGATCGAGTGAGTGGGGTCTTACATTCTTCCCCAATTTACCAACATACAATAATTATCAGATTTCCTATCAGACCTTCAGTGGATCTACCATTATTGCTGGTATTGGGTCTACCTCAATCGGTAATATTGTCTCTATTGCTGCCACTACTACTGATATTCCTGTCGGAACTGCAACAACTGTTGTTACT